TTGATTGAGTTCATTGTATAAATCTCCTATAGATACGACCTTTCCATCTATAATTACAAGAGTTTGACTTTCAACCGATTGGAATTCTTGTTCAAACTGCCTTTCCGAAGTGTTCCGAATCGTTTCTTCTTTCCATTTCTCATCACGACCTGGAACTTGTGACCAGTGAATTTCAAATGGAACATAGTTGTTTCTTTTATTGATTGCATCTGTCCAAATCTTATAGAACAGATTCATACCATTTGGTGTAGAAACAATAATAATCTTTGTTTTAGTACCAGCAGTAATAACTGGATAAACAGATGTAAAGAATTCGTATGCAATATTAGATGGTACAAATGCAAACTCATCTAAGAATACGATGTTAAATGATCCGGAACGTGCCGCAGAGGATGATGTAGATGATGCAGTTATCTTTGATCCATTCTCTAATTCAATGAAACCTTTGTTCCAAGTGATCACACCTTGCTGTAACCACATAGGTAGATTTTCATATGCTAACTGAAGTTTACCTAGAATATCTCGTGCGGTATTACCTTTGTTAGCAAGAATGGCTACGTTGAACGAGTCTTGAAATAGAATGGTCCAGAGAAGATATGTTACGGTAGTAGTGGTTTTACCAACCTGCCGAGGACATTTGGTGATAACGAATCTATTATTGTGGAATGTCTCAATCATTTCCTTTTGAAAATCATACATCTTAAAAGGAACTAAACCGTGATCCAATGTGATGATTTTTACATACTTGGCAAAATAAATTGGATCACGAGAACATTTAATATACTCATCAATTTGTTCTTGAGTATACGGTAATTCAATTCCTGCTCGTTTTAAGAGTGGATTGTCACGGTAACTGATAGAACTCATTCTTTACCTTTGAGTAACGCCGAAAGGTCTTTGGTACTTCCTAGGAAGATTGCTTTATCTATAGTTGTATTGTTCACTTCTTTCTTACCATTCATATCACGCATTTGTTTCTGTATATTCAATAGTTCTTTGTTTGCATCTACCATGTTTTTCAATAATGTACCAAAAACTTCAAATGCTCTTGGATGCTCAGATTCTCTGGCAATTCTAAGAATATCTTCCATTGCTTCTTTGCCTTGATCAATAATACCTTGAAGATTCTCACGAGATTGTTGATAATCATCAGATAAATCATCTTCTACATTGATAGGTAAAGATGGTTTTGCTGGAACTATTTCTGTTTTAGGTTCAACAGGTTTGATTTCGGTAGGTTCTATACCAAATATTTCATCCATATTTTTTTCAAATTTGCTCATAGATTTACTCAATCAGTTATATTGTATTCTGTAATAATTGTATTAACCGTATAATTATTTGCAGTATTTATGGAACCAAAGTCGATAATAGTACTACTGGTATTAGGTGTAGCAATACTACCATAATCAACTACTGGAACAATTTGTTGTACTGGTATTGTATTGGCAATTTCTGGATTAGGATACACATCAATCTCAACATATTTTTGTGGTACAAAATTATAGGATGAGAAAGTGTAACTTGCATTAGACTGGAGACCAATAATAGGTCTACTTGATATAAAATTACCATTAATATTAGTTAATGTTAATTTGTTTCCATGAATATCTGAAACAATAGCCGTTGCAATAGAAGTACTAGGAGAATGACCTTGATAAACCATCTCACTAATTTTATATGTACCTGTACCTGACGCATGATTAATTGAGAACTCGACGGCATCTTGGTCTGTGATCATTTGATAGATAGATGTAATTGAGTGTGTAATAATACTTGAACTACTTGCCTGACCAAATATATAACCTTTCACCGTAAAGTTTAGTGTCCAAATGACGGATCGTGTATCATGGTCTCTGTCACCTTCATAATCCACTTCATAAGTTGTTGAATTTAATACAACAGGTAGTTCTTTAATAATACCCATTTCAGGTATCATATTGACTTTGACTGTATAATCTGGTGTAAAGAAAGGTAAAATATGCTCAATAATTTGTGTACCATCTTCAATATTTCTGACATAAAGATACAATGAAAAGTCAAAATTATAAGGTACTGGATTATATTGTGATATTAATCCGGTAGGTGTTTGTGCAAAGTTTTTAACATTTGTATTTTGTTTTCGTGATGAATCATATGAAATACCATTCATCTCATATGACATTCTAGGTAAAGTCATCATCACTTTTTTATCTAAATCTGGATCAGCCTGAATTCGCATCACATATCTTTCTTTTGATGCATAAGTGATGGGTACAAGAATATGCTCGTATTCCATCATGTTTTCGTCATATCTTGTCAATGTGATGTTATCAAATAGATCACCAAACGCCACAATAATTTTACGAATGGCTCTATTATAAGTTGTTTTTGCCATTATATTTTTCCAAATGCATTAGTTTCAGATATATCTGTAATATTGTTTGCTTGCGTGTTGATATATTTGTTATCGTAACCATCATGTCTATTTTGATTTTCAAGAGTATCGTAGTTAACCAAAATGTATTGAGCATTACTGGATGCACCAATGACAATAACATTATCCAAGAAATCACCAGATATATTTGCAATTGTCAATGCATTTTGCTGAGGTATCCACTCTTGAACAAATGCAATTGAGGTTGCATTGTTGGAAGTACCATCTGGTGATTGGAAAACATATTCTGATGGAATATAAGTTCCTGTTCCTGCACCAGTATTTAAGGTAAATGAATATGAATCATCTTGAAGGATACTATCAATCATTTCGTTACCCGTGTTAATCATCTCATTAGAGTACTTGAACTTCTCTAGTGATAATTCATAAAAATAAGGAACTGATCTACCTAGTGTTGCAAAATCTTTATTCTGATCTACAAATTTAATTTCGTATAATTCACCCGTACCATTCAGAAAAGGTACAAAAATTAGATCACCTTCAAGTGGTCTTGTATGTATATTCTGTGGTATTCTTTCTGAGAATGTTCTCTTGGAAACAATTACTTTAACTTGATTCCGGATTTCAAGACCAAATTTGGAAAAGAACTCTTGTTCTCCCATGTAATCTTGAGAACTGCTGAGGTACATTTCCATAGGATAATGTACGGTAAAAGTCTTTAATGGATCTTCACCAAAGAGTAAATCACGAGCAGATTCGTTTGAGTTGGGTACATAGAATGCATCAAATCCCATGATCTTAATTGATTCGACAATAAGATCCTCCACGATTCTCTGTTCGTTATATTTGGCATTATAATTATTAAAGTATTGGGATCCCATTAAATTTATGTCTGTAATATTAAAGTTTACTAAATAAGTGTGTATCGCCGGATTCGTGGTCCGCATACACCCTAATACTGTAAAGGAGTATCAGCCATGTCTATACACTATTTAGACAACAAATATACCAAATGGTATTACAACATCATTACCAAAGCGCAGAACCGAGTTACCGAAGAGTATACGGAAGAACACCATATTATTCCTAAAAAAATTGGTGGCAGCAACAAAAAAGAGAATATGGTAAGATTAACCGTGCGTGAACATTATATTGTTCATCATTTGTTAATTAAGATGCTTAAAGGTGTACCAAAAAAGAAAATGGTACATGCATTTTGGTGTATGAGTCACACTCGTGAAGAGATAAAGTTAAATAACCGACAGTATGAATACTTGAAAAAGATATATGCGGAAATGCAGTCGGAATTATCCAGAGAAATATGGAATAGACCTGGACATAAAGAGAAGATGCGATTGATTCAGAATGATCCTGAATATATTAAGAATCAAAGTGAGAAAAAGAAAGAAAGATGGAAAGATGAAGAATATAGAATCAAACAAGAATCAATTAGAACGAGTGAAGAGTTTAGAACTAAGTTGTCGGCAATAAGAAAAGAGAATTGTGCGACACAAGAGTTTAGTGATTGGGCTAGAAACTTACATGTTGAAAAATGGTATGTATGTCATCCGGTACATACTGGTGGTAAAGAAATACTCATAGAACACTTGACTAATTTTTGTAAACAAAATGGATTAAGTCAAGGCAATATGGGTGCGATTGCTCGTGGTACTGGAGGAAGAAAACAACACAAAGGATGGACCTGCAGAAAGTTTAATTCATAAACCATTCTAGTGGAGGTCCAAAATTAGTTTCCATTTCTTTCTCTAGTCTTTCAATCTCATCAACTGCTTCCTGGTATGTTTGCTGACCATTGAGTGTAACACCGCCGGGTAATTGTATACCACCAAACTTCTTCATATTGTTACCCCAATCTCTTTTGATGAGTTGAGTGGCATATTCTTTTAACCAACGGTCATTCCAAACTCTATGATATACATCCGGATTGATGACCGCATAACACTCAGCAACAACAACTGTTCCTGCGGGGGCTTCAGAATATCCCCACGCCCATTCGATATACAATCTTTGCATATGTCTTTGAAAACGAATAGGAACTTCACCAGTAAACATGATCTCTAAAGACCTTAAGTGTTGCTGCGTAAGAGCATAGTTAATATAACTTGCAGAAGTGAAATCCATGAGCTCATTTAATCTTAACTGATATCTGAGGTCAAACATTGAAACTGTTGCCTGCGAATCAGTCACTGGAAATATACGAGTAACACCAGTAATCTCCATAGGATTACCATCAGCATCCGTGGAACCACTTAAATCCAAATATTTCTGAGCAATATCCGAATCTTGAATTGCTTTGATGTAATACACTTTCTGTAGACCATCATAGTGATAATCCTGGAAATATTGAATAGCATCATCAATGCGTTGCTGTACAGTATCTGGATCGACATTTATGTCTATAACAGGAAATCCCAATCTGCGTAAACAGTAATCGGTAAACTCATCTCTATTCGTAATTGCTGCCATATAATCCTCAGATTGAATGTTGTATATCTATTTATATCACGAGTATCAAGAGTAGTACTTATGTGACCAAATGAAAAACCTCTCCGGATTAGCAGAGAGGTTTTGGTAAAAACCCAACAGGTTCTTAGTGATGACTCAGATTATGCTGATATATTATTTGTTTGCTTCTGCTGCCGCTGCTGCATCTGGATCTAATGGCCATGATACAGATACTGCCTGAAGTGCTGCCATATCTGCTGCACCATTGATTGCAGTAATTACAGTATTAGTTGTTGTACGAATACTGGCTCTCCATGTTGACCATTCTGCTGGTACTGGAGTTGCTGATGATTCTGCTGCACGAGTAACCATCCAGTCACTTGGTGAAAGAATGCTGTGTGCTGCTGCTTTGATTGCTGCAACCATTTCTGCTTTCTTTGCAGTCAAATCTTTAGGTGTAGCAGTGTAAGATACAGTAACAGTATTGGATGCAGAATCATACACTGGTGCATTTTCTGAAACCCAATAGAATCTGTCATCAGCACGGTCAGATTTGATTACATCAACCATACCAATTGCTGCTTTATCTTCTGGTGTTGCTAGGTTGCACCAGTTAGCAGGATATTGAATATCATTGAGAGTGAATCCAGTATTTGGTGATACCATCTGAATGATTTCGTTGTTTTGTACTATTGCGAACATTTGTTTCTCCTAAATTATATTCGTGATGAGTTATTTATTACTATATTTCTATTGGTTTAGAAAAGCATTCAGTGTGACCATTAAAGGTTTTAGATGGTCTATATCTATATTGTTTATTTGCTCGTTTTAATTCTTTCTCTTTTAAGTATATATCAAATAATTTACCTGTAACTTTTTCATGATAAACCATTTCATATGGTATTTTTCTGATGCGGCCTTCAATAGTGTCTCTAGTGATTCCAATCTTCCAGAAATGTTCAATACCATCAGTAAACTCTATTAAGTATAATGTAGCATCTATTTCTTTTAGGTGTGGCTTCTTATTAAAAGTTTCATACTGCATAAAACCATTATTCAATTTAGAACAACTCGGACAACCATGTGTATTATGTAGAGATGCCCATGCCATACGTTCAAATACTAAATTGCATGTTAAACATTTAAATTTGCATTTACTATCTATACCATTATAATCAGAAAGCAATTCAAATCCATTTTCTTTTAGTTTAACATTGACATACTCAATATCATGTTTATTTTTTCTACCTTGATTTGGTGCAGTAACTTCTTTTCTATAACAACCACATGATTTAGTGTGTCCATTTCTCAACTTTTTACCTTCAACCACTGTTTCATTACCACAATCACATTTACATAACCAAGTTGCACGTCCCGTATTACTGTCTACCCTTTCAATTATCGATAATCGGCCAAATTTCTGGCCAGTCATATCAATTACTTTAGACATGTCATCTGGCCAAACTATATTTAAAAGGATTCTCCGCAAATGCGGCGTATATGTAGGTGCCGCCAGACGTATTTGTTAAATTTCCACCAGGTGTACGACACTTAAAACCATTAGACAAGATGTCAAATTGATTATCAGTTAGTTCTGCACTTGAATTATCTGCCAGTAAATAATTAGTTATTGAATTGTATGTTCCTCTTGAAGTATCAATCATTCCCCAATCAGAAGTTGCATCTGATCTTTTGATAAGAATAAAACGTGGTCTTAGCCCAGTATACACAAACGGCCCGGAAGTTGATCCATTTCCTGTATAGCTACCAAACGCACTGTATCCGGGTATGGCTGCGAAGCAGTAGGCAATTAGTTTTTGTGCAGTCGTAGTATTAAGATTTCCTTGGCGCAAAGTAAACACAGTTGATGTTGGTGATGTGCTTGACCAAACATTACTTGGAGTCTGTTGTGCCGCAGTTGTGTTTAAAACAATGTATGCGGTATTTCCAAGAGAGGCGTGATAGCAATACCATCCATCAACATAATCTCTATTTTTAATAATAATAAAACTAGGAGCAACACCTAGACCATGCCCCATAGTTGCGGCTGTACCCGATGTATCTAAGCCAGTAAAACTAACCACACTAAACCCAGCCGTAGTATTCACGCTTACAGTGGATGTGATAGAGCCGTTGGTATTAGTAACCGCAGTACCACCTGCTAACCAACACCAAGCAACATATGTGACACCTGAATTGTTATAAGTAGAATCAGATCCAAGTGTAAATCCGGTGGATGTAAATGCTGTTATGCCGTTAGAATCTGTTGATTCTGCATTAGTGGTATCTGAACTGATAGCCTTGGTTGATCCTCTTATACTATCAACTAACTTATGATCAGTTGCCGCAGACCGAGATTTAATCCATACAAAATCAGGTTGAAAACCGACGGTAATAGTTTGTGTCGCTCCAGTACCTGTATAGGTGATAGCCTGCATGTATTTACGACCATCGTTTATGGTTGTTGCCATATATATCCTCTCTGTTTACATTTATCGAAATGATATCTTGTCATTCCGCTAGGACTACCTTGTTTATTACAATGTGGGCATACAACTTTCGGTTGACTAGATTTGGCCAATCTCAGGTTATACTTATGTTCTTCCGTTAGTTGTTTCCCAACTTGTGCTAATCTTATTTTTTCCTTATGTTCCGGAGAAAGACTACCACGTGATTTTCCTAATTTTGCTAATCTCATTTTTTGCCGAGTTTCATCCAAGTGAGTTTTACCAAACATAGGATGGTCTCTTTCTTTGAATGCTGCCGAAAATTTGTTGGAAGTTTGCTTTGCACCATTCAAACATAACGAGTCATTAAATAATTTATTGTGCATCTCTATCTCTAATTGCAAAGCATCTTCTTTCGTATCAAATGTTTCAATAATAGTTTTCTTCAGTAAATGTCTTTCATTTTTTAATAAGTATTTATATCGCAGACACCTTTCAGTTTTTCCTTTAGATGAACCGAAATAATCTTTTGTATTTTCTGGTGTTGCTCCGGATGCATACTTTGATCCTATATAAAATTCACCAGTTACAATATGTGTTACTTGATATACATACGGCATTATATTTTATAAGTTATAGGTGTTCAGTGTTTTATAACTTGTGTCGCTTGGGGTGTAATTAAAAGTAAAATAGCCACCTGTTTGATAAACAGTTACATAAGGGAAAAGCTCTTGTGTTGCGGGTAATCCAGTAACAGTTGTTAAAGTTGTACCATTTAATTTAATAATGGTTGTGCCAGCATCTCTGTCAATTAAAAATTCGTATTCATCTCCAGTTGCGCCAGAAAGACCAGAACCCGCAACATCAGTTACAACGCTACCGCCAGAATATTTGTGAACAATTCCGCGGGCTGAAATTGCTTGAACTTGGACTGTTGTATACCAATTTGCAGCCGCACCGCTACTAGCACCAGTTACCGGGGCTCCAGAACTATTGCAAGCAAATCCAATATAGCCGTCATTGCTACCAGTAACAGAACCAGTAACTTTAAATTTCCATGCCCATTTTCCAGTAATGGGGATTGACATGGTGCTTGGAAAACCAGAATAGTTTGCTGAAGAATTATTTAAATATAAATTTCCATCAGCAAGGGTGGCTCCTGAACTTGTAGTGACATTTACTGATAATGGATTACCAACAGCATAATTCCCCGCCGTCGCACTTGTCAGCGTAGGCACATCCAACATCGAATCATAGGTCGTACCTGCTGTCAGCGAGATGTTGTTACAAGTCCAGTTATTACCATTACCAGATCTATCTGCGCCTAATGTGGTCGTGCTAGTGTTGTTGCTAAACGGTAAGTAGAAACCGTTAGTGCCATAAGTGCCAGTGTACTTAAGTGGCTGCCATACACCTGTTGTTGCGTTAAATGCTCCAAAAGATGTGGGGGTTAAGGCTTGACCGTCAATGAAGTTGACTTCGGCTTGGTATCCATCCCAAAATCCTGCATTACCGTCATAGCAACTCAGATACATTGGGCTTGATGCCGTATTAACTGCGGTGTTTGTGTTTTGAGCGGCTACGTTGTATGAAGAATAGGATGTTATTAAAGATCCATTCACATACATCAATACACGATTAGTCGATGTGGCTTGTGTTGTATCAACAGCAACAACAATGTGATACCAAGATGATGGGTCACGATACACCGCATTTGTTAAAGTTGCGGAAACTCCGTTGAAATCAAATCTTAAAACATCGGCTGAAGTTATTTGCACATCAAAGAATGTACTTGCTGAATTACCAGCGGCAAATATATTTTGTGAAACACCGAGTTTTCCTCGCTTTACCCATGTAGATAAAGTGAATTTCTGTTGATTACTGGTAACACTTGGAGTTCTATTCAAATACGCACTCGCACTGCTACGAAAGCGCAACGATTTCTGGATATTGTACCCACTGGTACCACTTGCTAATACTGGAAATGTCATAATTAAGCCACCGCTAAAGATTGACCCTGCATGTATAAGTTTGTTCCATCAGAGCGGAACACGAAGAAGTCTTTTGCACCTGCCGCAGTACTAAGAGTAGGAGCAACACCAGATGGGAACTTGAATACTGAGTTCCATGTTAGTGTGCGTGATCCTGTGGCATCTTGAATGACTGCTAGTGCATAGAAAGCACCATTCTGCAAAGTAGCAGGAGCAGCCAGTGTACGATTACCACCCAAAGTTACAGCAGCAACTTGACCTGCTTGTACGTTCCAAGAAATAGTGGCACCATCTGTTAATGTCTGTTGTGGAGAATATGCAGTACCAACAATAGAGACATTCTGAGCAGTATCAATAGTCAACGCTGTGACATTATTACTCTGCAAATTGAACGATGTGGAGGTTAATGTACCAATCGTGTTGGATAATACCGTACTTTTAACTTGTGTTGTCATTTTAGATTCCTACCTTTGCTTTTAATGCTGTAATTAAATTTGCCATTATTTAAGTCCTTCTAAAAAGGTTTTAACCTGCTCGGCCGTCATAGGATTGCCGTCTGCGTCTTGTAACTCTACACCATTAGCAAGATCGGCTTTGAATTGCTGGTAGTCGGTGTTGGCGGGTGCGAGGGGTATGATTGATTCAATATTTCCAGATTTTAATACACCACCCAAAAAATCAGATTTGGTTTCTTCGTTAAATGAATTGATTAGTTTATACATTTTATAACTCCGAACTAAATGTCAACTGACCTTGGTTAATCATAAATGCATATAGTGTATTAGCAGTATCACCAACAGTTGACATTGCGCCAGTATAATTTAACTGAACATACGCAGAATCTTGATACCCAGTAGCTGTAGGTGTTACACCACCAACAGCTACACTACCTGTTGTACTATCAACATAAGTACCTGAATATATAACTCGAACAGTACCAGTTGAGTTTGTTGCTATCGTGGGTGATGCACGTAATGCCACAGGTAATTGAAACCCAACAAATTTAGTTGTAGCTGCTCTTGTAGTCATTATGAAAGGATTGGCGTAAGTTGCTGCACTGATATATTGATAATACCGCTGGCACAACGCCAATTCCTGACCATACTGACGATACTCAAAACTGCTGGCTACTGAGCCAACCTCTAGCTGTACGCCTGTGATGTAGAAGGTTGCGCCGGATGTGCCGACTACGCTGACTGCTCCTGTGGCAGAAAGGTAGTTTGAGCCAGCCCATGAACTAGCAGTACCGCTAAATGAAGAACCCATACCAAGACCAAAATTGACACGAATAGAACCAGCACTAGACGAGCCAACCCATGTTCCGCTAGTATCGCCAGCAATAGTTACACTAATTGATGTCCAAGTATTAGCCGAAGAAACTGTATAAGTAAATGGATAACTTCTGCCTTGGGTGGCATTTTGAATAGAACCACCAAATGTTCCTGTTAATGATGAATAAACTTGGAAAGATAAGGTGACGGTTTTAGCATTAGCAGTACCCCATCCTAAATCGGATGTATTAAATCCTTCTATTGTTTGCTGTACTCCAAAATAATCATTTGTACCAATAGAATATGCTGATTGTGATGTCAATCCAAGATAATTGCTAAATCCTACTGGTGAAGTTACTGAACCAGCATTTTGTTGAACTGCAAATTTAGATGCTACGGATTGAAAATAAACCCACCTGTCTAATGTATATATATTGGTAGCCGTTGCACTAGGAGTTGTAGAAGCCCCCGCATTACGCTGGTCAATCACCATCGCACCGTTAATGATACGGTTACGCATTACGCTGGATGCTGGACTGAATGCCGCACCTGTACTACTTGTTAATTTATCTACTGCTAATTGTCCGTATGCCATTTCGTTCCCCTTATAGAATTACCCAGCGACTGGTTGAACCTACGGTGACGTTTGCCGTATTCGCAATGGTCATTGGACCAACAGATATAGCATTTGTACCTGCTGGTAGTGTATAACTTGATGAAACTGTGTTACTATTTAGAAGTAATCCGTTAGGTGCTGATATAAATCCAGTGAACACTCGTGCCATCACCACGTCACCTGCGGTTGCCGCAGTGGTCAATGTGATAGAACTAGTAGAAGTTTCAGTGTAATCATATCCAGGTAACTGTGCAACACCGTTGATAAACACTTCAACCTGATTTGAACCAGGTGAATATACTGGTGTATTGAATACAGTCTGCCCTGCGGTTGCTGTGGTATTAGCAAACACAGATGACATGGTAGAATATGCAACATTAGATGATGAGTATCCAGATACCTGAACGTATACTAAATCACCTGCTGCCAATCCAGTGTTGAATGTGATAGATGTTGTGGTTGTTTCTGTATAGTCTGTGTTAGCAGCCTGTGCAACACCATCAATGAATACAGATAACTGATTAGCACCTACGGTATAAGTTGGTGTAACAAATACAGTCTGACCTGCTGTTGCAGTAATCAATTTGTTGGTACTAGTAACAGTAACAATAGTATTACCAGAACCACCGCCACCACCACCTGTATTTGCCTTAGCAAAAGCAGCATTAGCAGTAGCATAAGCAGCATTAGCAGTATTGTATGCGTTCTGAGCACTTGCACCAGAGTTAGCAGCAGCAAATGCAGCATTAGCAGTGATGTATGCTGAGTTAGCAGTGGAATATGCAGTGTTTGCAGTGTTTGATGAGTAGACTAAAGCAGATGCAACATTGACTGTATTGATGGTTACACCAGTGGTGGTGATGTTTGTACTTCCATCAATAACTTGTGTTGATCCTACTGTTAATCCGTTTTTGACAACGAAATTGTTTTGGTTAGCCATTTCGGTTCACTATCCCCTATGGTTGTGTTAAGTTGTGTTAAGTCGTTTAACTAATACTTTTATTTAGTATTTTTTATAAGTTAAAATATACGATTTATATGCCTACTTTTGCCTTTAACGCTGCAATTTCAGCAACCTGTTGTGCAACTAATGTGGCCAGTTCAGGATGGTGTTTAGCCATCCCGGTAGGCGTGGATCTTGTTCAGTAGCCCAGTTCATTATTTAACTTGTATCGTGCTTGCCATGTTAGATTCCTACCTTTGCTTTTAATGCTGCGTTGTCGGATTGAAGTGCAGTAACTTGGACTGAGAGTTCTTTAATAGCGGCTACCAATAATGGGATGATCTCCGTGTAAGCAACACCCAAGTATTCCGTGTCATCATCTGAACCAGAAATTTTTGATACTGATACGGCTTCAGGCAATACGGCTTGAACATCTTGAGCAATTAAAAAAGCTCTGCTTGTTCCTTCTGGGTCTGCTTTATACCTTCCTGTTACTGAACGCAGTGATGCAACTTTTGTAGTCGCATTTTCAATTGGAATCAAATCTGTTTTTAAGCGTTCATCAGAATTTGATGTCCAAGATGTTGCGCTAGTGCTGCTTAAATAAACACCTGTAGTGCCACTAGAAGCAATATAAAATTGACCGGGGCTTGAAGTAACAGGACCAACCAACCATTTTGTTGTACCAGAATTACTAGATAAAGTGAAACCGTTACCAGCATAATTTACGCTTGTAGTTCCCACCAGCAAGTTGCCGCTGGAGTCGATACGCATTACCTCAGTAGCTCCGGCCCCTTGAAAAAATCTAATATCTGTATTTCCCCACAAACCTATGCTTGTGACTGCCGGATGTGTTATTCCCCCAGCAGTTGCTGCTGCGCTATTTGTGAATAAAATATAGTTATCGTTATTAGCATAAGTTGAAGCAGAATCTCTTAAACCTAATACTTGAACAGCAGAAGCATCTGCCGTAACAGATAATTTTGCTCCGTTATTTGCAGTTGTTGTACCGATTGCCACGTTCTGGCTAGTATCTACAGTTACCGCAGTCGTATTGTTGGACTGCAAATACAGTGGAGTTGCTGTCACTGTTCCAATCGTATTACTTAGAGTTGAACTTAAAACTTTTGTTGTCATTTTAGATTATCCTTAGTTTAATCTTGTTTATTCTATTTATACGTTGACGTTTGTTCTAATCAATTTCACTGTGGTTGTTGCATTAACTGGTGTGAACAACAGATTCAATGTACCAGTTGTAATACTTGCATCAAATGAACCTAGTGATGAACCTGTGAATATCTCACCATACTGATTCATGTACACAGTAGTACCATCATGGATTACTAATAGTTTGATTGTGTGATAACTTGAACCTGAAGTCATCTGAACCAAGTATTCAGTAGAACGATAAGTTGATGTTGGGAATGAATCAACAGAAACTTGTGATGTTGTACTGGTTGTTAATGTGTTAGAAGTAACATAACCGTTTGCCAATGTAACAGTACTGATTGCAGTATTGGATGCTGATGTGACACGACCAAAACTATCTACTGTAATCACTGCTACGTTAGATGAACTACCGTATGTTCCTGCTGTTACACCAGATGTTCTCAAACCAATATCAATTGTCTTACTACTTGGTGTCAATACGTTAATACCGTTTGCAGTAGCAGAAGTAATTGTCAAGGTATCATTGTTACTTGAAGCAACACTTGATGTACCATTTGCTGTTACTGTAGCAAACGCCAATCTAGCAGCAGTATTAGCATATGTAGATGCCGAAGCAGCATTGTTGAATGCAGTATTCGCTTGTACAAATGCAGCAGTTGCTGTCGTATTTGCTGTGGTTGCTAATGATGATGCTGCGTTGGCGGCAGTAAATGCTGCGGTAGCAGTAGTATTAGCACTTGTTGCTAGAGTTGATGTTGTGTTACCAGCAGTGAATGCTGCCTGTGCCAATGTGTTAGCAGAGTTAGCAACTAGTGCTGTACTATTACCGGAAGCATATGCTGCTTGTGCAAATGATAGTGTATTGTTACCAGCAGTGAACGATGCTTGTGCCAGTGTATTAGCAGTATTTGCCTGAGTAAATGCTGCGGTAGCAGTTGTATTTGCAGTTGTTGCTAATGTTACACCAGAGTTTGCCTGTACGAATGCGGCAGTTGCTGTTGTATTAGCAGTAGTTGCTAATGATGATGCTGCGTTGGCAGCGATAAATGCTGATGTCGCTGTTGTATTAGCAGTGTTTGCCTGATTGTATGCATTCTGTGCTAATGTTGAACCAGATGATACTGATGAAGTATTAGCAACAGTCTGGAATGTTGTACCATCATTTGTGAACTGCCATGCCTTAGCAGACTCGTTCCAGATGAATGATGTGTTAGCACTACTACCACGATTCACTTCAATACCAGCATTCTGTGTTGGAGCACCTGTCACATTTGAGTTCAATGTGATGATGTTATCTTCAACTACTAGATTAACTGTATTAGCATAGAATGTTTGGCCAGTGACTGTTAGGTTACCAGTAACTGTTGTATCACCAGTAATTGTACCACCAGATGAACTAAACTTGGTGTTAGCAATAATGCCTACTGAGTTACTAGCATTGAATGCTGCTTGTGCTAGATTAATGCCGTTGTTGGCATAGTTAGAAGCAGACTGTGCATTATTAATTGCTGTGTTAGCATAGTTACTGGCTGATTGAGCATTGTTGATACCAGTATTAGCATATGCACTTGCACTAGCGGCATTATTGAATGCTGTATTTGCTTGAGTAAATGCTGCGGTAGCAGTTGTATTAGCAGTAGTTGCTAGTGCTGATGCTGAGTTAGCAGCAGTAAATGCAGCAGTTGCTGTTGTATTAGCAGTTGTTGCCAGTGATACACCAGAATTAGCAGTAGTAAATGCCGCTGTTGCTGTTGTATTAGCAGTTGTTGCCAGTGATACACCAGAGTTTGCCTGTGTGTATGCTGATGTAGCAGTTGTACCAGCAGAGTTGGCAGCATTGTAAGCATTCTGTGCTAGTGTACCAACATTATTTGCCTTGTCATATGCGGACTGTGCCAACAATGATGTAGCATTACCTGAAGCAAATGCTGCTTGTGCTAATGTAACACCAGCATTTGCTTGAGTAAATGCGGCAGTAGTAATAGTTGATGTTGTATTGCCCGAATCAAATGCAGCCTGTGCTAGTGTACCAGCAGAGTTTGCTTTAGTGAATGCTGCCGAAGTAACTGTTGAAACATTGTTACTTGAATCAAATGCTGCTTGTGCTATTGATCCAGCAGAATTTGCTTTAGTGAAAGCAGATGCAGCAACTGATGAAGCAGAGTTTGCCTGTGCAAATGCGGCAGTAGCAGTCGTATTAGCAGTTGTTGCCAGAGTTGCTGTAGTATTGCCAGCATCAAACGCTGCTTGTGCAAATGTACCAACATTATTTGCCTTGACAAATGCTGCTGATGCTGTTGTACTTGCTGTATTAGCAACAATTGCTACTGAATTACTAGCATCGAATGCAGACTGTGCCACACTACCTGCACTATTTGCTTTAACGAATGCGGCGGTAGAAGTTGTACTTGCTGTGTTAGCAATGATAGCAGTACTGTTACCAGAATCATATGATGCCTGTGCTACAGTACCAGCAGAGTTTGCTTTGATGAATGCTGCTGTAACAACTGTTGAAACATTGTTACTTGAATCAAAAGCATACTGCGCTACAGTACCTGCATTGTTTGCCTTAGTAAATGCTGCGGTAGCAACTGTTGAAACAGAATTACTTGAATCAAATGCTGATTGTGCTACAGTACCGGCATTGTTTGCTTTATCGTATGCTGATTGTGCTACAGTACCTGCTGAATTTGCTTTAGCAAATGCTGCTGATGATACGATACTATCTGTATTGGCCTTGTCAAATGCTGCCTGTACATATGTGCCTAGATTGACACCGTTACTAATTACATTACCTTTGAAGTAACTAGCATTGACGTTAGCATATGCAAATGATGGATCAGCAATATTGATGACGTTGTTGGATTCAACTTCTGGTGAGTAACCTTGGAAGAAGATGTATTCTTTGAGATTTGGATCACGAATCAAACCAGAGTGAGCATTTGCACCATTGTTGTAATGTCCAATAAAACCAATGTCTAGTGTATCACTTGAGTAGTTGCCTACACCCAAGTAAATCAATGGATCATTTACAACAAGTTGTGATGAACTAATTGTTGTTGAGTTACCAGAGATGACTAGATTACCAGAAACTGTCAAGTCATTGGTAATGGATACTGATCCTGAGATTGTACCACCAGATGAACTGAACTTAGTATTACTAGAAGCAAATGCTGCCTGTGCTATTGTAACACCTGAGTTAGCAACGATAGCAGTACTATTGCCTGAATCGTATGCTGCCTGTGCTACTGTACTAACCGAGTTTGCTTTGGCAAATGCAGCAGTTGCTGTTGAACTAGCAGTGTTAGCAACAATCGCTACTGAGTTACTGGCATCGAATGCTGATTGTGCTACAGTACCAGCAGAGTTGGCTTTGGCAAATGCAGCAGTTGCTGTTGTACTTGCTGTGTTAGCAATGATAGCAGTACTGTTACCAGAATCGTATGATGCCTGTGTTAGTGTACCAACATTGTTTGCCTTACTGAATGCTGCTGTTGCTGTTGCACTAGCAGTATTGGCAACAATTGCTACTGAGTTACTAGCATCAAATGCTGATTGTGCCACAACACCGGCACTGTTTGCCTTACTGAATGCAGCAGTAGCAGTTGTATTGGCAGTTGATGCTAGAGTTGCTGTAGTATTACCCGCATCAAATGCTGATTGTGCTACAGTACCTGCGTTGTTTGCTTTGGTGAACGCTGCTGTTGCTGTTGTATTGGCAGATGATGCTAGAGTTGCTGTAGTATTACCTGAATCATATGCTGCCTGTGCTAGTGATCCAGCAGAGTTTGCTTTAGTGAAAGCGGATGCAGCAACTGATGAACCAGTATTTGCTTGTGTATATGCAGACTGTGCTAGATTACCTGCTGAATTTGCCTTATCATATGCAGACTGTGCTAGAGTTGTACCAGTATTTGCCTGTGTATATGCTGCTGAAGCAATTGTACCATCTGTATTTGCTTTGTCATAAGCAGATTGAGCAAGTGATGTACTAGCATTAGCCTGTAAGTATGCAAATGTAGCAGTTGTATTAGCAGTTGATGCTAGAGTTGCTGTAGTATTACCTGAATCGTATGCTGATTGTGCTACAGTACCTGCTGAGTTTGCCTTGTTAAATGCTGCCGATGCATTTGTTGTTACTGCACTGATGTTTGTATTCTGAGTTGAATCTACACCAGAGATGTATGATACATTTGATGAAATTGCAGAGTTAACTTGAGTAATGGTGTATGCATCTGTAATGCCATAACCACTTACTGTTGTTGGTTTGTTTGTTAGATCAGTAAATGATCCAGAGAACAGTGTAGGTAGACCTGACAAATCTTGATAGTTACCTGATGTGGCCACTGTTGATAGACTTGGTTTACCTGTCAAGTCTGCGTATGCACCAGAGAACAATGTTGGTTTGTTAGTTAGATCATTATACGAACCAGATGTTGCTACAGTTGCTAGTGATGATGTGTTTGCCTTACCGGAGATTGCAGTGTACACAAATGGTTCTGTTGCCAATGCGACTTCACTTGAAACTGGACCAGCAACCCACTTACCTGTTGATTCACTCCAGATTAGGCGTTGATATGTCTGAGTACCACGATCTACTTCAATACCAGATGCACCTAATGTAACACCACTACCTGATTCACCTTTGTTCAATACAATGATATTATCTTTGATTGTTGTATTGGTAGATTCAATAGTTGTAACAGTACCTTTAACATCCAAGTTACCATTAACTGTGAAGTTACCTGTTACAGTTGCGTCACCAGAGATTGTGCCACCTGATGAAGAATACTTAGTATTAGCAGCATCATAGGCATTCTGTGCTAATGTACCGGATGAGTTTGCCTTATCATATGCTGATTGTGCTAGATTTACACCAGTATTTGCTTGAGTGAACGCTGCTGAAGCAAGTGTACCATCTGTGTTTGCTTTGTCATAAGCAGACTGTGCTAGAGTACCTGCTGAGTTTGCTTTAGTAAATGCTGCGTTTGCTGTATTGAATGCAGGTTGAATCTGTGGTGAAACATTGTTAGCAGAATCAAATGCTGCCTGCGCCAATGTGATACCAGAGTTAGCATACTGTGATGCTGAAGCAGCATTGTGTGTTGCTGTATTTGCCTGATCGTATGATGATTGTGCTAATGTAATACCAGAGTTTGCATACTGTGAAGCAGATGCCGCATTGTGTGTTGCAGTATTGGCTTGATCAAATGCAGCACTTTCTAGTGTTGCATCTGTATTTGCCTTGTCAAATGCTGCTTGTGCCAATGTGATACCAGTATTTGCATATTGACTCGCACTTGCTGCATTACTCAATGCTGTATTAGCGTACTGTGATGCCGATGCTGCATTATGTGTTGCTGTGTTGGCTTGACTGTATCCTGCATTAGCAGTATCAAATGCTGGTTGAATCTGTGGTGATACGTTATTTGCTGAATCAAATGCAGCCTGTGCTAATGTGATACCAGTGTTAGCATAGTTAGAAGCGGATGCTGCGTTATGAATACCTGTATTTGCATATAGTGAAGCAGATGCAGAATTATGTGTTGCAGTATTTGCCTGATCAAATGCTGCCTGACCAAATACAGCAGAGTCACTTGTATTTGCTTTATCGTATGCTGCTTGTGCTAGAGAAATACCTGTATTCGCATACTGTGATGCTGATGCAGCGTTAGCAATACCTGTGTTAGCATAGTTAGAAGCGGATGCTGCGTTAGCGATACCAGTGTTAGCATAGTTAGAAGCGGATGCTGCGTTAGCGATACCTGTGTTAGCATATTGTGACGCTGATGTGGCATTGTGTGTTGCTGTGTTTGCTTGATCGAATGCTGCTTGACCAAATACAGCAGAGTCACTTGTATTTGCTTTATCAAAAGCAGCCTGTGCCAATGAAATGCCAGAGTTTGCGTATTGTGATGCTGAAGCAGCATTTTGAATACCTGTATTTGCATACTGTGATGCTGAAGCAGCATTATTAGTTGCAGTATTCGCCTGAGCAAATGCTGCCTCACCGTAGATTGCTGATTCGCTGATGTTTGCTTTGTCGTATGCAGCCTGTGCCAATGAAATGCCAGAGTTAGCATATACACCAGCACTATTTGCTGTATCATAGGCTAGTTGTGATGTGACAACTAACGTACTAAAATCTGATGTGCTTACAGTGTTACTTGTGATACTTGAAAGATCAGCCTGTGTTGCAATATAGTGACCACCTTGTGTTACACCATCATTTACAACCAATGTATTTAAGTCTGTATCTACGACTACCTCACCAACAGCCCCTGTAAAGACTGCGATTTCTGCGGTATTGCCTCTTCTTAATTGTAGTGTTGTTGTCATTTTTTTATGAACTCTTTATTAGTTGACTGTTAGAAAAATAATTGGTTGATGATGAATCATGCAACAGGTAGAATCTCTCTTAAATATCTCACAAATGTATTAGCAGTATTAGGTGTAAACAATAACTCAAAAGTACCGGATACGATATGTGCATCAAATGTTCCTAATGATCCTGATGTATTTAGATCGTTATAAATCACCTTATGTACGGTAGTTCCATCATGCAATACATTGATATTTACAGATTGATAACTTGTTCCACAAGTAATTTGTACATTATATCTTGCTGATCGATACACTGTTGCATCAAATGTATCCACCGATGCTTGATTAGTATTAAGGAATCTATGAATATTTATAATAGTTGCTACGTCAGCAGCACTGGCAATATAGTGTCCGCCTACAGTAGTTCCGTCATGAACAACTAAAGTATTTTTATCAGAATCGACTGTAAGTTCACCGGCAGCACCAGTAAATGATGCTATCTGTGATGTACTGCCTCTTCTCATTTGTAATTGATATGTTGACATGTTTAATTATCCAAATATGTGTTAGAATGTACCGGAATCCATACTTCCAGAAATAACTTGAGCATCGAATGTTGCACCCATACTAGACATCTGATCTGCCAAGTTGCCATAATCTACAGTATGGTTAGCAGCCAAGAATACATATCCCAAATCTAATCCGTTTGTGGAAGGGTTATATACAAATCCTAAATCAACTGGTGGATATTCAATACCTAATCTCTGGATACTCTTTCTGATAAATGAAACTGTCATTGGTGCATAATTAGGAGTAAACAGAACATTAACCATATTTGAAGATACATTTGCACTAAATGTACCTAGAGAATCGTATGTAAATGTTTCACCATATACTGAGAATGATGCCAATGTATCACCATTCAATACGTTCATGTTAATCATATGTGAATCCAAACCGTTCTCAATCTGGAACATATAAGATGAACTTCTAAATGACATGACATCTAGTCTATCAACAATCTCAGGATACAAACTATTCAAATTAACTGTACCCGCAGTAATACTTGAGATGTTACTGAGTGATGTAGTATTTGCTGAAATTACATTTGAACTCAATGTTCCTGTTGATGGAACATAAGTCAACACATCTACGTTTGTAAATATTGAATTGACTGTTTGATTGGATGAGTTAGCAAATGTAACAAAGAATGTGTTGGATGAATTATTTGAATTATATGGTTCATCAACAATTGCCACTTCCATAACCGCAGAGTTAGCAAACTCGTATGCCGCATTAGCATGAGCAAAAGATGCATTTGCGTAATCATCAATTGCCTGAATTGTTGGACCAGTAATTGCACCTGCAACATACAGGTTACCTGATCCGTTAGCGTCAACAAAATTAATAGTGTTAGCAGTTAATACATTTGCATAGACATTTGCTGTGTCAATATGCAAATCTCCAGTCATTGTATCGCCTACTTTGCGTACAAATGAATGGATGTTATCTTCGTCTAGACCAACACTGAAAGATTTAGCAGTAGCATTTGCAGTAATGGTAATTGCATTTGCTGCTTCTGGAGTGATAGTAAGTATATCACCCGCAGTGGTAGCAAACAGTGGAGTACCATTTGCCACTACTGTTCCAAATTCATCCTTTAGGAAGTACTGAATGTTGTTGGATGCATCAGAGTAAAATAACTTACCATCAGCACGAGCAAGTGCTAATTCACCAGGTAATAATGTAGACGGTGTGTTACCTGATACTGCCGAGTTTCTTATTTTGATATTTGTTGACATATTTTATTAGAAAGAACCGCCGTCTTGAGGTTTTGGAGCAGCATCACCAGATGGTGCTGCTGTGCTTGTATTCTTCAAAGATTGCAATTGTGTAATTTGATTTTGCATTTCTGAAATCTTTTTCTCATACATAGCATTCAAATTATTCTTCTGATTGCCTGCTTCAGTCAGTTTTTTCTCATAATCAGCACGAATTAGATTACTCTGATTATTTAGTTGAAGTATTCTTTTATCGGCTGTTGCTTTATACTTCTTGTGTTCTTCAACTAAGTCATTGTATTTCTTCTCAATTTCACTACCGGCACCACTATTATTACTCAATTCATGTATCTGACTTTCATACATTGACACTAAATTATTTTTTACACCAGTCATTTCAACAATCTTGGCTTCATATTTCTTTGTCAATGCATCAATCTTTGCTTCATATTCAGAAACGTCAACTTGTGCTGGTTGATTCTGTGCAGCACTGACAGCATTATTTAGTTGTGTGGTCAACTCAGCAATCTTGGCATCATATGCAGAAGTATCAACAGGTTTTACTTGTGATGCTTCGTTTAATTTTTGAGTTAAGTCGGCAATCTTGGATTCATATTCAGCAACTAATGTAGAGTTATCACCACCTGCACTGTTGGCAACTTCAGCCAACTTACTCAAATAATCATTTAGATTCTTTTGATTCTGTTCATTCAACTGATTGATTTGATTAGTCAAATCAGCAATCTTGGCATCGTATGCGGATGTATCTGCTTCCTGTACTACAGTCTGTACTACTGGTTGTACATTCGCTAACTGATCATTCAATGCGGCAATCTTGGATTCATATTCAGATTTTACTGCATCAATCTGTTTCTGTACATCATCAGAATTAACACCAGAACCAGTATTCTCACTTACCTGTTTATTTAACTCAGCAATCTTTGCTTCATAATCTGATTTAAGTTTTTGATTTTCGTCACGAGTCTTCTGCAACTCATTCTTAAATGTATCCAAATGAACCAACTGAGCCTTAACTCCATTGTGTTCACCTAGAATTCTATTCTTTTCAGCCAATACATCATTCTTTTCTTTTAGAACATCATTATATTTGGCTTCGTACTCGGATTTAATCTTTTGATTTTCTTCACGAGTTTTAATTAGATCATTCTTGAATGTTTCCAAATGAACTAATTGTTGTTTATTCTTTTCGTTCTCTTCTTTGAGAGCGTTGAGTCTGGTAATATCATCATTAAGTTTGGTAATGGTATTCACATGCGACTGAATATCAGATTCCAGAACTGAAATCTTTTGTGATGTGGTCGCATCAGCACCACTCTTGACAAGTTCAATCTCACTTCTAAGGTCAGCAATAATCTTATCCTGCTCTACAACTTTTTTAGTGTAGTCGTCAATAAGTTCCTGCGTAAGTCTTAGATTGGTTTTATTCGTGATAGCATTTAATAGAAACTCTTTAGTGGTATCTGTTAAATGTTCAATATAATAATTGACAAATTTCTCATTGGCTGCCATAGTAATACTCCCTATAATAATTATGTACTTAAATGATATGATTAACTATTTATATCTTGATTTTTTACAACTTAACACAAGACCATCCACGATAATAACTCACTTTGTTGTTAGAGAGTTGACTCATCATACCTGCACTTAAACCATTCTCTTCACAAAATTTGCACAAACCTTTTACTTCAAAAGATTGTCCTTCAGGATTTGTTACCAAATACCTCTTGGCAGTTTTTTCAAATATCTTCTGTTTAACTTCTGGTCTATTCTGTACTTCTTTCTGTTGGGCTGATACCATACTTTTATACTCAGCAGAATTATAGTATGAGTTTGGATCATCCCACTTTTCTTTTATTCTGTCAGACTGAACTTGTTTACGCTCAGGTCTATTCTGCACTTCTTTACCTTTCTCTCGCATCTTTTGATTAGTTTCGGGAGAGTTTAATTTAATTTTTAATGATTCTGATTTTCTTTTTACATAATCAGGATCTTTATGTAACTGAATAATATATTCCGATCTTATTTTTTTCAGATGTTCATATTGTGTACTGGTTACTCTCACATTTGATTTTTTAGATATAGTCATCTGCCAATACGCACATATCATTTTATATTTTGGTGCACCCCTTAACATTTTAGTAAGTAAATGGTGTACAATGAAATGTTCTCTAGCAGTGAGATTCACCATATTATCTTTGGCATCCGTACCGCCTAATGCTTCCGGTATAATATGGTGATTCTCTTTGTATCCAACTAAATCTCTTGACTTAGCCGACTCAATAATTGCGTAATACCAACGTGTATATTTATTATCTAAATACATCGCTGTGTCTCCTTCTTAAAGTTTTGGACATAGAGCCCGGGGGTGTTGGTAGCACCGCGCCGGGCATTTTTTACAACTAAATCAACTACTTATCAGAATGTACCGCCATCAAGTGTTGTAGTCCATGTGGGAACTCCACTTGCATCAACAGTCATAATCTGGTAACTTGTTGTAGCATCATTTGTACCAGCAGCAGCAGTTACTTGCAATGCACCTGTGCCATTGCCATAAACCATGCCATTCTGTGTGAATGATGTTACACCTGTACCACCGTTAGGAACTGTTAGTTGCTGTGTTAGTGATACTGCACCAGTTACTGACAATGCGCCAGATAGTGTTGTATCGCCTGTAACACCTAGTGTACCACCAACAGAAGCATTACCAGAAGTAGTGATTGTATCTGTTGATAGACCACCTGATACTGTAGCACCACTACTGATTGTTGCGCCACCTGATAGTGTTGTAGCACCAGTAACAGCTAATGTACCACCAACTGTTTCGTTACCTGTGATTGAAGCACTTGTTGCTGTCAATGCGCCAGTAGAAACTGTTGCTAGTGTTGAAGCACCAGTTACTGTCAATGTATCAGTTGTTGTACCACCAGTTACTGTTGCGCCACCTGAAACTGTAGCACCACCAGAAATTGTTGTAGCACCTGCTGATACTGTACCTAGGGTTGATGCACCAGTTACTGATAGTGTACCACTTGCAGAAATGTCTGTTGCACTTACTGCTGCTAGTGTTGATGCACCAGTTACTGATAGTGTACCACCAACTGAAGCATTACCTGAAGCAGATAGTGTGTCTGTTGATAGACCTGAAGATACTGTAGCACCACCAGACAATGTAGCAGCACCGGTAACACCTAGTGTACTTGACAATGTTGTAGCACCAGAAACTGCTAGTGTACTTGATAGTGTTGTAGCACCGGTAACACCTAGTGTTGAACCAACAGTTGCAGCACCAGTTACTGCTAGTGTGTCTGTTGTTGTACCACCTAGAACACCTAGACCTGA